ACGCAACGCTAGCCAGTTGTTTACCTTTATCGAAATGCCGCCTCAATCCATTAATGCTGGAAACTTTAGAGTAGCGCCAACGCTTAAAAATGGTGAGAGTTTTTTCTCCCAAGACTGGCCCGGTGTATACCACAATAATGGCTCTGTAGTTTCTTTCGTGGATGCACATGTAGAGTTTAGAAGGTGGCTTGAAGAGGATACTATAAATATATCATCCGATGCGATGAACCCGACAACTAATACCGATAAGATAGTAAGCCCCAACAACAGAGACTTGCAATGGTTGCGGGCTCGGGCAGTATTCCCTGACCCGAACGACCATAAGTGGTACGGGGTGATGGGAGGGATAGGCAGATACAACAGGTATTGGAACACAAGGCAAATAGATGGTAAAGTTTACGATTCTTGGGGCTGGTTTTGGAATGATAGCTGGGGGCATCACCCGACCTGGAAACCTTATTACTGATGAATAAAACACAAACAATGATATCAAACAAGGTCTCCAACCTGGTTGGGGAACACTTCAGTCACGCGCTTTTAGTGCTTGCAAGTGACGAGTTGGACGATGACGATTTTGTTTGTCTGCGGTTTTTCGGCGGGTCATTAACCGCTATAGGCATGGCTAATTATGCCAGTTCTTCGATAAAGGAGATGCTAACCAAATCAACCAGACCAAGGTTTGACGATGACGAGGGTGAAGAAGCTGGGGATTTTTTTTAAATCCTAAGGAGTTTCGCTGCAGGCGAGTCGCTTCCCATTTGAATCTCGTTGTACATTTCCCCGAGGATGCAGTAGGTGGCGGCGTCCCATACATGCTTGTGTTTGTTTGGCCTAACGTAGGAACGCTTGCTTTTTGTTTTCTTCAACCCGCCCTTGAGTGCGTCCATCATGGCTGATGCCCGGACACTGGTTACCAGCCTTCCTTCAACCAGCAACTGCTTGGTCAACATCACCCTTAGCCTTACAGACTCCGCGAACTTGGGGCACGGGCTTAATTGAATTTCACCCCCGGTAACCTTGGAAACTATAAACTGATCCCATGTGCCAGCCGCCGACCTGAAGCGGTCAACCGCACTGGCGTCTGACCAATGAATCCATTGGAACCGTTTCCCCATGACCTCCTCCCATTCACGCATCAGTTCCTGGAAAGCGATTGTGAAATCCTCAATGGTGACCTCCTCCCCAATTACAACCAGTTCGTCGAGTACGTTAAACCTGGGCCCGGCTGTCGTTAAAACTTTCTCAAGGATTACTGCCGCATGGTTTTTGTCCCCAAGGTCCCAGCCAGTATACAACAGTTCACAATCCTCCTGTGGCAACAGGACATCCCAGTTTTCAATGTTCCCGTCCTTGACACCCCCCACATTCTTGGACGTGAAGGCCCCCGTGAAAAAGGAGTCCTTGGATGTTTCAACCCATTTACCATCCACATAGGAGGCGTATAGGTCGGGGTCGTGGGCGAAGGTTGCCCTGAGGTCCTCGAACTCTCGTGGGTCAAGGAACGTGTTGTCGGAAACCTTGGTTTCAATTAGGTGCAGATTCTTTTGGTAACTGGGGTTTGGGTGGTTGTCACGCTGGGCCTCCTCGTACCAGATTTTATAGGCCCAGAAATCCTGTCCCTCCTCCTCGCATGGGTTGGTGTCTGATATCCACATATGGTCATCGTATGAAACCCCAGGCATTCGAAGCTGCCCCTTGGGAAACCTGAACACATAATCCTCACGGAAATTTGTCAACTCGCTGACAAATATGCATGAAAACACGGTTCCTTTAACCTTTGTTGCTATCTCGTCCTCGATTTTGAGCGAGTGTAGCTGAAACTCAGAGGTGCTGCCGTGCATATTTGTAACCTTAAAATGTTCCATCCTGGTTGCCCCATCCATTTTCATTTGCATGGCAATTTCACAGCCATCCAGGTTTTCGGTCCATTCAGGGACTATATTCTCATATAACAGGTCCCACACACCGACCTTGGCGTTCTTCAGGGTGTTAGTGAAAACACCTATCCTGGCATAAGGGATTTCCCAGGCATGACGCATCAACCTATGCATCACACCCCATGTTTTTGCTGCGTAACGTGGGCCAGAAACTAAAACATACCTTCCATAGCAATTAAAAATTTCGAACTGTTTAGGGCTAAGACTTGGATACCAGGCTCCGTTTAATTCCTCACTCATATGCGCTGGCGATGTTAATGTCGCACGTTACCATATATCAAGAAATCAAAAAGCTGGACATTAAAGATTATTTTACGATAGTTGCCGAAGGGAGACTGAGTAATGGCAAATAAAAGTGTGAGTGATTTAAAAAGGCGGGCCAATGAGCGGAGGATGCTTGAAACCCGGATGGAGGGGTTGCGTAAAAACGAAAAGAATTGGGACAGTTACATCAAGTCTCTAGACAGGAAGGCGCTCGTAACAAAAGGGCTTGCTTATGCAGACCTGGCAACAGGCTTGGGCGGAATAGCCAAGGCTGTGGTTAAAAAGGCAGCCAAGAAGTTGGGGCGAGTTGCCATGAACCAAGGCTCAAAATTTGCAAAGAGATCAACCAGGGCAACTCAATCGGAGACGGGTAAGAAGGTCGCCAGCAAGGCAGGGAAAACCCGAGGGAAGGCAACCACTGGGGACATACTCGGAGGCACAAAAACAAAGAGGAAGGCGTCCAGCAAGCCAGCGCCCAAGCAGTCTTCAATGCCTCAGTCGATGAGAAAAGGGACAGACGAACTTGGTCGAAAACTTGGGACTAAAACGTGGCCAAAGGTTAAGTCGAAGAAAAAAATGACCGAAAAAGAGTATGATGCCAAAATGGCATCGGCACGCAGAAGAGAATCTGATAGGTCAGGAAAAATGAAAGACGCCACGAAACCTAAGAAAAAGAAATATTACGGCAGTGATTTGTTAAAGGTTTTGCCGAAGAAAAACAAGAAGGGTAAATAAAATGGCAAATAAAAATTACAGTGTAAGCGAACTAAAGAAGAGGGCTCAAAGGCGAAAAATGCTGGTGTTGAGAATGGAGGGCCTACGTGACGAGGCCAAGCATTGGGATAAGTATATCAGCACAACCGAGAGAAAGCGGAAGGCAACAAAAGCAATCAAGACGGCAGCTGAAATAGCCGAGCTTGCTGCTGGTGTCCCCGCTGTTGGCAAGGCGATTGGCAAAAAGGTTGTCAAGAAGGGCTTAGAGAGGGCTTCAAGGGTTAAGGTCACCCCGGATTCAAGGTTGGCAAAACGCACAGCCGACGCTGCTTTAAAGGAAATCAAAGAAAAAGCGGCCAAGCGCAGAGGCGTGCTTGTAGAAAAGACGACCGTTAAGGGTGGCAAAGCCACAACGCCCAAGCTTCCGAAGGGGGCTGGAGGGTCTAAGCCAAGAAGGTCACTTCCTCGTTCTCCGAACAAACCAGCTGGCGATGCTGGAAAACGCGTGGCCAAAAGAGAGAAGTATTATAAGGAGCGCCAGGCGCGCAAGATAATCGCCGAGAAAGCCAAGAAGAAGGAGAAGTTTTTAGAGGGCTCAGGCGCACCGAAGACATCAGCAAAGGCTAAGTCTAAAAAAATCAGCAATAAGCAGGCCGAAACGAAAGCGAAAAGGGTGGCCAAGAAAAAGGAAGCGGATCGAAAGAAGCCCAAGCCCAGGGGAGGTGAATGGGTGGGGGGTTGGAATCCTGCAGGTTATTCGGGTTTCTAAGAAAGAAGGGTAAATAATTATGGTTAACATACAAATAGACCTAACCCATCCGGGTTATGAGGAGCTAGGGGAGCTGCTTGGCGCGTATTCTGAAGGTGACACGGTTCTGTTCGAGTCGCTGGAAGGCGTTGTCAAGGTTTCAAGCCCCGATGCTGTGAGCATTTCTGTTTCAGGTTTTGATCTGGAAGATTACCAGATCGACCTGCCTGATGCCGCTGGATATGAAACGCCAGCAGAAGAGGAGGTAGTTAACGAGGGAGCCGCTCAAGCAGCCGCGCCCCCGGCACTTGAAGCTGGCCCGCCAGCGGCGTATGCCTGATGTCGGCCAGTAACGATAGTAATTTAAAGGTTGTTGTTAACCAGGACAAGAGTGGGAGGTATTCATTTTCCATTCATGTCAAGAGGTTGACGCCAAAGTTCGACCTGGAAAAGGGTACGGTTGTTTTTGGCCAGATCGAGGGACCTGCAGGGCCTGTTTTGGAAGGGGTTCCTGTTAAGTTGTTTTTGAAGTTATATGGGCAGAGTTCGTTGAAGGAGAGGTATAAGAGATTGAAAAAGGTGGTCGAGACCGCCGAGAACAAGGGTAAACCAGTTTTAATATGATAGATTTAGATATTCTTAAGGATCATGGCTATTCGGAGAGCGGGCTAAAATCCCTCTTCACGGCCAAGAAGCAGTCAGCCAAGGTTGAAAAAATAGTCAACAGGATAAGGCACAGGATTCAGGAGGGGATCACGAGGAACCTTAGGGATCACAAGCTTTACTATGCAATGGACCTCGCGTGGAACGCCCCGTTAAGGCAGGTGTCTCCAACGCTGTTGCACAGCCTCATGAACAAGGGGGCCGATGACAAGTCGGTTGCCTCGGCAATGGAGACATGGGGAATCTCCCACCTTGTGGATGACCATGTGTCAGTCAAGGGTGAGGAAAAGAAGTCGCTCAACCTTCCAAGGTTCTACCAGATTTTTGTTCCGCTTGTTAAGGCTTATGTAACCATACGGTGGGCCAGGATTTTTAACGACAGGAACCTGGTTCCGTTGTTCAAGTATGAGCCACAGAAGAGCACCCAGCTGAACAGGGTAAAGGGGGAAATCGTGACGGATCGTGTCCAGATGATTTCGCAGCAATACGATTACTCCAGCGTCCTGTCACAGTGCGTCTTCCAGATGTTGCACTACGGGCAATGTTTCCAGTTCCCAAAGGAATGCTGGCATAGCGAGAAACAGATTGAAAGGGACAAGGACGGAGAGGAGAAAGAGGTCTATACCAAGGAAGGTATCAGGTATCACATGCCGCACCCGTCCAGGACATTCTGGGATGTGGCTCACAGGCCAAGCACCTTTAATTCAGATAGCGGGTCAAGGTATAGCGGCTACTGGACAATCCAAAGGTACGGGGAAATAGAATCAAACTCCATGTACTATAACACCGACAAGATCAGCACGGGCTCCATTGACTGGTTGACAAGCAATCCGAACTTTGGGGTTTATATAAACGCTGGTTATTCCGGGGTTGTTAAATGGTTCTCGAAGGAACCTGGTGCGCTGTTGTTGGACAGGGAAAAGGAGATGCAATATTACACCAGCGAATATGATGACTACTCCGTTCTTATTACTGAATATTTTGAGAAGCTGAACCCAAAGAAGGCTGGGTTGTTTGATTACGACCATGAAGTTTGGTTTAGGTTTGTCCTTGCCCAGGATGAAACGGTTATATTCGCGGAACCTCTTCCGTATTGTCCTGTTGTTTATTACGGGTACGACAATAACGAGCTTCAGACGGTTAACCCGTCTCTTTCGCTGGAAATCATGCCGTTCCAGGATCATGTGGGAAACCTGCTCACGCAATATATATTAAGCATCAAGCAGAACCTGACAAACATGACGTTTGTGGATGAAGATCAGGTTGGGTCTGAAACAATTGACGATATCAACGATGCTGGACAGAACATGTACAGCACCCTGAACTTTGTAGGGTATTCATCGAGAAAGGCCCGAATAGGCCAACACGATCCAGACAAGGCGTTCACGTCATTCAAGTTTCCGCAACAAGCCACGTCGGAAGTTATGAATGGGGTGAGGTCGATACTGGACATTCTTGAAAGGGTGCTTGTTTTATCAGCCCAAGAGGTTGGTGCTGCGGCGACACATGAGCAGACCGCAGAGGAGGTTCGGAGTATAGCGAGCTATACAAGTAACCGACTTCAATTTACAAGCTCCGCAGTGGACAGGGCTGTTTATGCCTGGAAAAACCAGATTTATAACGGGTTGATGGCTTATGGTGAGCCAGAGTTTTATGCCCAGTTACAAACGCCAGTCACGCGGGAGAGGTTGGAAAGAATGGGCTTCACGGTTGAGGACATTGATAAGGGCCTTGTTTCAAGGGCGGTTGTTTCCGTTACAGACAAGACTGCTATAAAGCTGGAATCCTTCACCTCCGTCAGGGACGGCATGGACAGGATAAACGACACCAGTAGCGCCAACGTCATGTCGCAGCTGTTCGGCACAGCAATGGGTAACCCGCTAATTGCACAGGTTATTGGACCGGAGCAGGCCATTGGATTGTTGAATCAAATATTTGAACTGGCTGGTGTGCCTAGAGATTTCAGGCTCAAGATGGCCAAGTCGATTGAAGAGTTGCAGCAGGGTGGCCAGGAACAGGAAGGGGCAATGAACGAAATGTCTGCCCAATTCCAACAGGCATCAGATGCAATGCGACAACAGGTTACAGACCAGCTTACACAAGCGAGCGAAGCAATAAGGCAGCAGGTTTTGACAGAGGTGGGTGGTATAACGGAACAGATTGCAGGCCAAGCCCAGGCAAACGCGAATCAACTGCTAAGGCAGGCGGAGGTTATAGAAAGGCTGGCGTCCACTATTTCGGCGCCACCACAAGCTGCGCCAGCGCCACCAACCCCAACTCAACTTGATACGGTTTGATTAATTGCACAAAAAACGCAACCTCAGATAATGAGGTTGTACTGGTGAAGGAGTGGTTAAGGGACTCGACAGCAAGGCTGTTTCGTAAGTATGTTATGAATGAAATCGCGTTTCACCAGGCAATGGCAGGAAGGGAGGCCAGCTTGAATGGAACGACAGACAGAGGCTGGGAGGTTAACGACCACATCAAAACTGCTTCAAAGCTTATAAGCTTCATTAACCTTTTCGATGAGTACTCGAAACCGGAAAAGGAGCTTTACAAGCTGAAGTTAAACATAGACACAACATTATTAAATGGCTGATATAATCCAAAAAGTGAACCTTCCCCTGGATTCAAAAGGAATCGAGGTTGAGGAGGCGATGGCAGACACAAGGTCTCGTTCTGAAACCGAATACGAAGCAGGTATTAAAAGGGGGGAGTTCGAGGAAACAGAACCTGTTGTATATACAGGGGAGGACAATAAGTCGAAGGAGGCGGAACCTGCCGCTGAGGAACCTGTTGAGGAACCTGTCGAAGAGGCCGCTGAAGATGGGGCGGTTGATGACAACCTACTTGAGCTTAGGAAAATGATGGGAATGGAAACCAAGGCAGAAAAAAAGAAAGCCGAGGAAGCCCCGCAAGAACCTGAGGTGGAACCAGAACCTGAGCCAGAGCCTGAAGAGGGGGTTGAAGAGAAAAAGGAGGAACCCAAGGCGAAGAAGGCTGTAAGGGTGGAGAGACGCGAGCCGCCAGACATGGAGGATATGGCTAGGATGGCGGGTCAAGCTGCAGCGGAAGCTGTCAAAGCCTCAAGGGAAACAGGTGAAGTAGAGGCTGTTCAGGAAACAAGACCCGGACTTGATGATGAAGACACTCATTCCTATGAAGTGTTCAATCATATGGAGAAATTAAATCCTGATAAATACAAGGGCCTCAAGGACAGGTTTGCTAGGTTTGTTGAACAATCAAGGGAATACCAAAGAAAATGGGTTCAAGATAATCCTGATTCTGTGTTTAATGTGGAGGATGAGGAACATGCGGAGTTCTTTCAAACGAACGAGCCGAAGTATGCCCAGTCTGATTTCAGTAAGTCTGAAAGAAGGATAGACATGGAGGATGTAGTTCAGGATGTTGAAAAGAAATACAGCCAGAAAATAGAGGACCTGGAAGAGAAGTTGCAAAGAAAAAGGGCCGCTGAACCTGCGGCGGAACAAATGGCCAACAGCGCTATTGTGGATTTGGTTGAGGCAATAAGCCCCGAGTTAAGGAAGGTGCTTGATGAGGGTGGCCCTGAGGCAGCTGAAAAGCAGGACCCACTTCTATACGATCATGTTGACAAGGCGGCAAACAGCCTAAGCGCGATGGTTTATGAGATAGCTCAAAACAATGAATCGGGTTTGTTTAACGGCAGAAACAACGAAATCCACAACGCCATAGGAGAGTTTCTCTTGGGCAGAGAGGACTATATAAATAGTTTACCAGCATCGAGTCGGGTATGGAATGGCAGGCGATTTGCCACCAACAAAGAGTACGGAAGAATGTCAAAAGCTGACAGGAAATCCCATTGGACAATAGACTCAAACCTGCTTAAAACCGAGCTAGTTAAACACTTTAGCACCACGGTCAAGGGCGAGGTCGAGAAAACGAAAGCATTGCTTTCAAGGTATGGCGCGACAAAAGGGTCGCAAACAAAAGGTAAGCGCAAGGCAGGAACAACCAGTAAACCTGCATCACCAGAGGCTACATCACAGGGAGCCACAGCGCCAAACTTGACCACGGGTTCTGAGGAAGTCTCCACTCCAGAAAAAGAATTAGCGAATTTAATGTGGGGGTAATAATATTTCTCCACCTAAGTTATTAGGAGGAAAATATTATGCCAACTCAAGCACAATTATTTGGAGATCCAAATCGGTGTTCGATTCCGATTTCCAATTCATACGATAGCTGTGGCACGATTACTCGTGCCAACATTGCATACGCAACTCCAGAAGGACTCCTGAGTATTTTTAAGGGGACCGACTTGGCCTCTGGGACACAGTATAGAGATATGCAGTCCCTGATGACGACCAATCTGGAGCTGAAGGCCTGCGGAACCAAGACATACGGTCTTTATGACTGGTTGATGTCTTCGGCTCGTCCCGTGGGGGCACTGGTTAACCAGAAGAAAATCCAGGGAACCGATTCCATAATGGAACCGTTTGTTCTGGCGGCTCAAAAGAGTATCATTAACAGTGATTTCTGGGCTGTCACACATGGATTTACTTACGACAACTACACCACCGACACAGGCACAGGCGTTAACGGTAGGCCTGTTGACAAAACCAGCACGACTTATGGTACTGTAACACATATTCTGCGTCTTCGCAGTCGTGACAGTCTTGATCCCAACACGGCATGGTTTGTGCCAGGGGCCACGCTTCATGTGTTCTCGCGTAAAAACACGGGTGTTGCCAGTCGCACACAATACATTATTGCTGCTGCTGCCAACGAGATTCCAGCATCTGGAACGGTTGCGTCGTTTACAGACGTGGCTCTTGTTAATGTTAGCAATGGTGACAGTTCATCTGACACAAACAGCTTTATTGGTATTGCTACCATTGGTGTTAACAACGTCAGCGATTATGAGAGCTGGTGTAACAACCGTCCTGCGTTGAACCCGAACAAGGTTGTTCCGTTCTGGATTCAAACCTCACGATACACCCTGTGTGTGGATGAGTTTTACAAGGAATGGTTCGCCAAGATGACCTCAAACAACCCGTACTTTGCCAAGTTTGGTGATGTGACGCTTGCCGAGCGCAATCGTCAGCTCGGGTCCATGTGGCAGCGGGAATGGATGAATTCATTCTTCTGGGGCAAGAAATTCAGCGCTAACCAATCGTTGGCCAACTGGACTTCTCTTCCCACGCAGTACGCTCATTACTCGAGCAACCTGACGGGACCTGTTTCTGGTTATGACAGCACTATTCCAAGCAACACAACTCAAATTGGCCGTAAAGCCAATGCGATTGGTGTTTACGAGCAGTTAGCTTCTTGTGGCCGGGTCAAGGACCTAAAGGGCCAGAGGCTTAACCTTGCTGAGTTATTCAACGAGTTATACTTGTTGTATCGCGCTCGTTCTAGTGGAGGTCGTCCTGCTGACAGCATGGACGTTTACACGGACAGCCGCACTGCAGCCAACATCCAGGTTGCCATGGTGAAGTATTACGATACTAACACCCAGGGCTCTCTCGGAGGCACAATGCGTCTGAATTGGGATGTCAAGGATGGCAAGATAGATAAGCTTGGATTCCGGGTTCGCTCGTATGAGCTTCTTTATCCGCAGGGAGTTACCCTTAATGTTATCACTGATAACTATTTTGATGACTTCCTGTCTGCCGTTAAGGCGGAGCAGGTTGCCAGCGGCGTGGCTGGCCACGAAAGTGGACAGGGCCTTGATCGTAAGATTGGTGATTCAGGCAGGTTCCTGATGTTCCTGGACTTGGGCGGCGGCGTTTACCCCGGTATTGTTGATTCAAACCGTAAGGTTCATACTGTTGGCGCTCTGCAGGACTTGGCCAAGATTGACGACGGATATTCCTGCGTCATGAAGGCTCCTACCAAGGAAATTACGCTTAACAGCGTGACCTGGACGGCGATTGTTGATTGTCCTGACGATAACCTTATCGTTGAGAACTTTGACGATGATGTTCCTGATGTGGTGGTCAGCACGGCTG